ATGATTTTTTATCTTGTACACATCTTGAACAGAACACTTGTTCGGAAATGCCGCAAACCCTTGATTTTACTGAAGATTTTAGATGTTGAGGTGTACAAGATGCAGAATTTTAACTTGAACAGGAACCTGAATGCAAAGCAATATTTGCTTCAGCTTCAGATTCTTGATACAAAAATTAACCAGAAGATTGAAGAATCCGCACAGCTACGAAGTATTGTCCAAGGCCTGGGTATATCATACGATTCAGAACGTGTACAAACGTCACCAACAGACGTGCAAGAAAATATAATTGTAAAATATCTTGACCTTGAAAGAGAAATAGACAAGATGATCGATGCATATGTTGATCAGAAAGACAAGATCATTAATCAGATTCATGAACTGTCTGATGTACGATATATCAAAATTCTGTTTGATCGGTATGTCCCTGATGAAAATGGACACACAAAGTCATTTGAACAGATATCAGTTGACATGCATTATAATTACACATACGTTTGCGATCTGCACGGACAAGCGCTAATTGCATTTGCCGAAGTTATCCGAAACAATCCGTAATAGGAATGTGATATTATGATTGAGTGAAAATTTACTTCAGACCGTTGAAGGGTGCTAACATCTCCTACCTTCAGCGGTCTTTTTGTTTGAAAGGTGGTGAGTGAGGGGATGACAGATAAACAAAAGAAATTTGTTGAAGAATACCTGATTGATCTGAATGCCACACAAGCCGCAATTCGTGCAGGATATTCACCAACAACAGCCGGAAGCATTGGACAAGAAAACCTGACAAAACCTGAAATTTCAAAAGCTATTTCAAAGGCACTTGCCGAACGTTCAAAGCGTACCGGAGTGACACAGGATAGGGTTGTTCGTGAGCTTGCCAAAATTGCATTTCTGGACATGACGCAGGTTGTTGACGATCACGGACGTATCAGGGACGATGCGACACCAGAAGACCGGGCATGTATCGAATCCATAAAATACAAAAGTTCTTCCGGTGATCAAGGCGAATCCGTTGAACGTGAAGTAAAGGTTGCTTCAAAACTGAAAGCCCTTGAACTTTTGGGCAAACACCTTGGAATGTATAGTGACAAGCTGAACATTGAAGGTGCGGTTCCTATTGTGATCAGCGGTGCAGATGAATTGAAGGAATAAGGGAATGGCAGGAAGAAATGTGCAAAACCTGTTTCTTCCTGAAATTGTCGGAAAAGGATACAAACGCTTCTGGAATTACACGGGAAGATACAGAGTTGTGAAAGGAAGCCGTGCTTCCAAGAAATCTAAAACAACAGCGCTCTGGATTATCTGCAACATGATGAAATTTCCAGGTGCGAACACGCTTGTAATTCGTAAAACATTCAGAACATTAAAAGATTCCTGTTTTGCTGAATTGAAGTGGGCGATTCACAGATTCAAGGTTGACGCTTTTTGGGACGTGAAGGAAAGCCCGCTTGAAATGACATACAAGCCAACCGGCCAGAAGATTTACTTCCGTGGATTGGATGATCCGTTGAAGGTCACATCCATCACAGTTGACATTGGGTGTTTGTGTTGGATGTGGATCGAAGAAGCATATGAAATCACGAAAGAATCTGATTTTGACATGCTGGATGAGTCCATCCGTGGTGAAGTTCCTGAAGGACTGTTCAAACAGATAACGCTTACCTTCAACCCATGGAATGAACGACACTGGATGAAACACCGGTTCTTTGATGATCCAGATGATCAGACGCTTGCACTGACCACAAATTACAAGTGTAATGAATGGTTGGATGCATCAGATTTAAAAGTCTTTGAAGACATGAAGAAGCGCAATCCACGGCGGTACAAAGTCGCAGGTCTTGGCGATTGGGGAATTGTGGAAGGTCTGGTGTATGAGAACTGGAAAGAACAGTCTTTCACGCTGGACGATGTGCGCGGATTCCATACAGTGTGCGGCCTGGACTTTGGTTATACCAATGATCCTTCCGCATTTTTTATTGGTTTTCTGGATTTGGAAAACAAACGCCTGTATGTGTGGGATGAAATGTATGAAACCGGATTAAGCAACCGGAAGATATATGAAACCATCACGGGTATGGGATATGGGAAAGAAACAATCACGGCGGATTCCGCTGAACCAAAATCCATTGATGAATTGCGTTCTTTGGGGCTGTACGTCCACGGCGCAAAGAAAGGCAAGGATTCTATCAACAACGGGATTCAATGGATTCAGGATTTGGAAATTATTGTTCATCCGCGCTGTGTGAACTTCCTGACAGAAATATCTAATTACATGTGGAAATCTGACCGGTTCGGAAAGAAGCTGAATGAACCGATTGATGATTTTAACCATCTGATGGATGCCATGAGGTATGCGCTTGAACAGTATATCCTTGGCAATGGATGGATTTATTAAGGCGGTGATGAAATGCTGACAAAAGAAGAACTGAAGCTGTTCATTGACGAAGATATGGCGTCAGTGAAAAAGCAACAGGCACTTACCGGCGCACGGTACTATGACGCCGAACATGATATAAAAAATTGCCGTCTGTTTTTCTATAATTCAGATGGCCAGTTGGTTGAGGATACGACAAGGGCAAATGTAAAAATTCCCCATCCATTCTTCACAGAATTAACAGATCAGGCCACACAGTACATCTTGTCGGGTGATGATCCGTTTGTTGTGTCAGATGATCCAGACCTTCAAGATGAACTGGACAGCCGGTTTAACAATAACGATGACTTCCGGGCAGAACTGTCAGACCTGATTACAGATTGCCAGACAAAGGGATTCGCGTATATGTACGCGCTGAAGGATGCCAATGACAAGATGCGCTTCACGTGCGCGGATGCCATTGGCGTGATTGAGGTGGAAGGCCGTTTTGCCGGTGATGGTAAAGACCATGTGATTTATTGGTATATTGATCGGATCGACAAAGACGGGCACAGAATCAAAAAGATTCAGGATTGGGATGATTCGGAAACCCACTACTACACACAGGACGATGAGGGAGAAATTCAGGATGATGCGGATGAAATTTACAACCCACGTCCGCATGTTCTGTATACCAAGGGGGATGGAAAGACTTATGGTGAAGCCCTTGGGTTTGTCCCGTTCTTCCGGCTGGACAACAACAAGAAACAGTTTTCCAACCTGAAGCCGGTCAAGGAACTGATTGATGACTATGATATGATGGCCAGTTCCCTATCCAACAACCTGATTGATTTTGATCATCCGCTGTATGTGGTTAAGGGATTCCAAGGTCACAATCTGGATGAACTTCAGCAAAACCTGAAAACGAAAAAGATGATTGGAACCGCACCGGATGGCGGTGTGGAAATTCACACGGTCGATGTTCCGTTTGAAGCCCGAAAGACAAAAATGGAACTGGATGAAAAGAACATTTATCGGTTTGGGTTTGGCCTGAATTTGTCCGGGTTGAAGGATACAAGCGCCACAACGAACATTGCGATCAAAGCAGCCTATTCCCTTCTTGATTTGCGATGCAATCGCTTGGAAACACAACTGAAGCGGTTCCTACGCAAGGTTGTTAACGTGGTCATTGATGAAATCAACAAGGAACAGGGCACAGATTACCAGACAGATTCTGTGCATTTTGAATTCACTCACGAAGTCATGAGCAACGAACAGGAAAACGCAACGATTGAAAAGACAGATGCAGAGAAGAAACAGGTTGAGATCAACACGCTTCTTTCTCTTCAGTCCGTCATTGGTGATGAACAGGTTATTCAGATGATCTGTGATGTTCTGGACATTGATTATGATGATATCAAAGATCAGATTCCGAAGGATGATCCTTATGCAGATTTAGAATCACAGTTAGGCGGTGAAGGCAATGGCATTGAACAACCGAATGAAGGAAGTCCAGAAAGCGGCGCTGAGTGATGAAAAGCACACCATTCAGCTACTTCAGCGGATATATGAACAAGCCGCCAAGGATACAGAAGCCAAGATTGCCGCATTGAACGCACGGACAGACCTACAGAATATCCAGTCCATTGTTTACCAGAAACAGTATCAGGAAGCGTTGAAGAAACAGCTTGATGGGATTATCAATGATCTGCATACACAATCATTCACAACGGTTTCTGAATATCTTGGAAAATCTTATGAACATGGATTTTATGGCACCCTTTATGATTTACACGGTCAGGGGGTGCCATTTCTGTTTCCGATTCGTCAGGATGAAGTTGTAAAAGCCCTGAACAATGATTATTCCAACATTGCCAAGACACAGCGCGGCAAGGATATCTATAAGCGCATGGGCGAAAATACAGATTACCTGAAAAAGGCAGTCCGTGCGGAAGTATCACGGGGTATTGTAAACGGTTCTTCTTGGCTGGATATGGCAAGTCACGTGGCAAAGGGAATGAACAGCCCGTTCAACCGGGCAATGAAGCGGGCGTTCCTGATAACCCGCACAGAGGGGCACAGAATTCAGAATCAGGCAACCGTGGATGTGCAGAAACGTGCAAAGGGCTTGGGTGCTGACATTGTGAAACAATGGGATGCTACGTTGGATGCCAATACAAGGCCATGGCATGCTGAAGCTGACGGACAAATTCGGGAAATTGATGAGGAATTTGATGTTGGCGGCGAAAAGATGAAAGCGCCAGGAATCGGTGGTTCCGCACGGAATGTGTGTAATTGCCGGTGCGTACTTCTTCAGCGTGCAAAATGGGCGCTGAACAAGAATGAAACAAAGTATCTTGGTGATGTGTCCAGTATGACGGATAAGCAAAAAGAAGATATTGCCAAAAAACTTGGTGTCAATGTGGATGAGTTGCCAAAAATTTCAAAATCAATTGTTCCGATTCATGCAACAGATTATAATGAATTTAAAGAGAAGGCGCAAAACGTCCCAATACAGAAAATTATTGACGATTTTGTAAATGGTAAATCAACTGACCGCAAGGCATTGGGCGAACGCATATTGAAAGAATATGGTGTTGATGGTGTCCCGGTAAACATCAAGGATATGGCCGATTATGGATATTGCAGTATTCGTATTCAGAATGGAAAACTTACTGTTACGGATTATAACTTGAATGCCCGTGACAAACGAAGTATTCCATATCAGATTAAAACGGCCTTTCATGAAGCTTATCATGCAAGCGGTAATGGATTTTCAACCGACATTGATTCTATGGATCAAAGTCGTTGGCTGGATTTGGAAGAAACATTTGCAGAAAGTTCGGCACACTACATGGTTTCGCAATACGGTATTACAGAACTAGCACCTTCTTATCCTGACAAACTTGTGAAGATGCTTCCAAGGTTGAAGAAACTTCCTGAGTTCAAAGGATGCAAAACTATCGCAGACTTTGGAAAGGTAGCACAAGAAGCCCGTCAGAACGGTGGGGGATCGGTTTGGAAAGATATGTCACAACGGGCAATGCGAAAAAAATTTGATTTTGCCGCATATACAAAACAATATTTTCAAACCATCAGAAAAGATATTCCCGGTATGGTTGATAAGATACTTGAAAACATGCCTGAATCTAAACAATATCGCAAAGATATGATAGATGATTTAACAAAAGCTATGGATAATGTTGATACATACGGTTTTCCGCTTGGTGATAATCAATCACTCATGCTGAATAATGCGGTTGCTGTTGAAATGGGGAAAATGGGGGTATTGTAAATGATACGTTATATTCCTGATGAATTGTTCGTAGATTTGAAGAACAAAGAAAAAGTGAAGAAAATCCTTAATGACATTCCCGACACAAGTTTGAGGATTCCCGGAATCAAAACTATTGAGGATGGGATCAGGGAAATTAAAGAACTGGGTGAAACCAAGGTTGCAAATTTCCTTGGCCACAGGTGAGGAAAGCACGGTCAAACAGCCGTGCTTTTCTTATGCCTTAACAAGTTATCAAGGAATTGCTGAAAACGCCTGTATGACCGTTATATGAGGTCAGAGAGGGGGTTCTACATGTGCATGAGAAGCGCAGAAAGGCGGTGATCCAGCTTATCTTCCAGCCATGGGTTAAATGGCATGGGAAGGCCACACTTCACGGTGTGGTCTTTTCTTTTGTCCGATAAAGGGTGATGACGTTTAAAAGCACCCCGAAATAACCGCCGGTCACAGCGGATATACAAAATGTGATTGGTTCCCGGTAGACACCGGATATAAAAACAGCAATCAAAAGAAAGGAAAACAATTATGAATCTTGAATTTCTGAAGGCAATCTTAGGTGATGATCTGTTCAATCAGTTTGTTGAAAAGTTGAACGCTTACAACGGCGATGAAGCCAATAAGGACAAGCAGATCAAGCTTGCAAACCTGACAGATGGCGGCTATGTGTCCAAGGATAAATACACAGACCTTGAAACGACACTGACCGGCAAGCAGTCAGAACTGGAAAAGGCAAATGGACTGATTGAAGAACTGAAGAAGGGTGCCGGAAAAGACACAGAACTTCAGCAGAAAATCAGCGGTTATGAAGCACAGGTTGCAGACCTTCAGGCCGAAAATAAACGCCTGAAAGCTGAAAACGCGCTGAAGTTTGCGCTGATTGAAGCCGGTGCAACAGATGTGGATTATGTGTTCTACAAGGCCAGTGAAAAGCTGAAGGCTGACGGTAAGACCATTGATCTTGGCGAAGATGGCAAGGTAAAGGGTATTGACGATCTGATTACCGGACTGAAGACGCAGCTTCCCAACCAGTTCAACGCTGGCAAGGATGGCGGTGACGGTGGCAAGGTCGTGGAACCGAATAACCTTCCACATGGTGACGGTGCAAAGACAGTTACCATTGATCAGTTCAGAAAGATGGGCTATCAGGAAAGATTGAACCTGAAGAAATCCAACCCTGAAGCATTCCACAAGCTTTCAGGCATGTAAACAAATATGAAAGAGAGGTAATAAGTTATGCCTAGAGTAGGTAATTTTGGCGGATTTGAATTTGATGAGGAAGTATTTTCCAGCATGATGCAGGAAGCGGATTTTTGGAGCAACCCGATTCTTGCTTCTGGTGTCGTTAGTGAGGATCAGACAATCATGAGCCTGATTGGTGATCACGGTAATGTGGCAACCATTCCGTTCTATAAGCCACTTTCCGTTTTTGACAGCGGAATGGATGCGCTGAACAACGATGGTCAGACCGACAATACACCGGTTCAGGTGTCCGGCGGCAAGCAGACTTGTATGCTGATCCAGCGGATGAAGGCATTCAAGGCACAGGATTTCACCAAAGAGCTGACCGGTGCTGACCCGATGACCAACATCAAATCCAAGATTCAGAACTACTACACACAGGTGTGGGAAAAGGAACTGATGAACATCATTGATGCGGTTCTTGGTGTTGCCGCCCTGAAATCCCACATTCATGACATCACAGCGGAGGGGGATGGTTCCATTCAGGATACTTCCCTGATTGATGCAGAACAGGTCGCACTTGGTGACAAGGCGGAAGGTCTGGGTCTTCTGGTGATGAATTCCAAGATTTATGCAAAGTACAAGAAACTTGGCATGGTGGACTATGACAAGTATACAGTTGGTCACGTTATTCAGACAGAAGTAACCCTTCCGCGCATCGGCGGTAAGATCCCGCTGGTGACTGATTACTATACTTCTGAAACAACCGGAACCAGTGATGCCAAGAAGACCGTCTATAAGACTTATCTTCTCGGTGAGGGTGCGTTCCTGTCTTGCGATAAGACGAACTATGAGAACCAGTACACCACGAACTATGACCCGGAGACTTCCGCTGGTGTCGAGAAGTTCTATACCAAGCAGGGTAAGGTTCTTCATCCGAATGGACTTTCCCTTGAGGTTGACAATATTGCCAAGGAATCCCCGGATTTTGCAGAACTTGGAAAGTCCGCGAACTATTCCCTGAAGTTCAATGCAAAGAACGTGAAGATTGGTGTCATGAAGTCCCTTGGCTAATTCGGGACTTGGAAGGGGTGAACCCGATGATTGTAAAAGTTGAAACATTAACTTCAATGGATGAATTCAGGGGTGTTGATTCAAACACCCTTGAACGAAAATTGAACAGCGTTGAACAGCTTATCCGGGCATACACCAACAATAATTTCCAGAATCGCGCCGTGAGGTTTGAAGCACGTTCAGAGGGTTCTAAGCTGATTGCTGCTGAAACCGTGTCACCTTTTCTGAAGGAAGGTGACACGGTTGAAATCAGCCAGTCAACCGTTAATAACGGCCTATACACTATAAAAAGTATTATGGGGGACAGTATTACAGTTGACCGTGATCTGTTTTCGGTTGATTACAATCTGGTGACGAAAGTAGAATATCCGGCTGATGTTCAAGAAGGCGTGATCAACCTTCTCCAGTGGGAAATTGAAAATCGCCAGAAGGTTGGAATCAAGCAAGAAACCCTTTCCAGACACTCCGTAACTTATTTTGATCAGGACGCAAACAATCAGGTGATGGGCTATCCGGTGGCCTTGCTTGGTTTCCTTGCGCCATATATCAAGGCAAGATTCTGAATGAAGATTGGCGGAAATATTACGGCAGCCATCCAGATTAAAACAAGCACAAAGAATGAATATGGTGAACGGGTGCCAAACTGGAAAGACATTAAGACTGTTAGAGGTTGGATTGATCTTTCTAACGGTACATCCGATTACCTGAATTACAATGCAAAGGTTCAGGATTCCACGCATATATTCATCTGTGACGTGTTTGATCTGGACAGCGTGACAGACCAGGACACCGGAAAAACGGTTGATGTCACCAAGGATAATGCCCGGATGCTGGTGAAGGGTAACCCATACGCCATACTGTTGATTGATAACCCTATGGAACTGAACCAGCAATTTGAAATCTATCTGAAATTCATGGAAGGCGGTGCATGATGGCTGATTTTGAATTCAAAGATAATAGCGCCGCTGTTAAAGGCGCGTTGAAGGAAGCAGCTATTGCCTTTCTGAACGAAGTCGGTGGTGAAGTCGCTTCCAGAACAAAGCAGAATTCAAGGCGTAAAACCGGAAAGACGGCTGGTTCATGGACGTATCAGGTGGATGAATCTGGGTACAAAGTAACCATTGGTTCAGGTGAAGAAAATGCCGTGTGGGAAGAACTGGGAACCGGTGAATATGCCGTGAATGGTGATGGGCGTAAAGGTTATTGGGTATTTGTAGAAGGCCAGTCAAAAGGCGGTGGCGGTGGAAAAACGCTTGATCTTGCCAGCGCGAAAAGGGCAATGGCGATGTTGCGCCGCAAAGGACTGAATGCCTACTACACCAAAGGCAAGCGTCCAAACAAAGCACTACAGCAAGCCGGTAACAGTGTTGCACCATTGGCACAGGCCGCCGCTGAAAAGGCATTTGGAAGGATTAACTGATTATGGAAGACGTGATTCAGTGGATTGCTTCACAGTTGGAATCAGCCGGTGTGCCATATGAATTTGAGGAATGGACAGATGTGATCAAATATCCGTATTTTGTCGGTGATTATGATGAATCCCCCGGAGCATATGAAGATGGGGTTTCTGATTCGTTCTTCAGGATCACAGGGTTCACACGTCACACATGGGCTGAACTGTATGCGGTCGATAAGAAATTAAAACAGATGTTCCCCCGGACTACGGGGAAGACGGCGATTCTTGGCGATGGTTCAGGAATTGCCGTTTTTTATGATTCTTCTGCACCGGAACCAACCGGAGAAGAAGGATTGAAGAAACTTGAAATCAGATTACAAATAAAATTTTGGAAAGTGGGGTAAATTATGGCTGATTATGCTGAAATTAAATCTTCAGGCATTACCGACAAGACACCCGGCAACATCCTTCTTGGTGCCGGTACGATTCACAAGGGGCTGAAGTATGATGCACAGAAGAAGGCGTGGAATTTTGCGGAATCCCTGATTGGTGCAACATCCGGCGGAAACAAGTTTTCGATCAAGCCTGAAATCAAGCAGATTGAAGTTGATGGTGCGTGGGTTCCGGTCAAACAGTTTGACATTAAACAGGGCGGCACGGCAGAAATGGAAATCAACCTGATTGAGCTTTCGCCGGATATCCTGAAAGCCGTTGTCATTGGCCAGGAAAACACACAGGGTGCGCCGGAAGGATACACGCTGATTGAGGATAAGTCCAAGATTGAATCCGGTGATTATCTGGATAATATCGCGTTTATTGGTAAGCGTCTTGATGGTGTCCCGATTGTGGTTGTTCTGGACAACGCGCTTTGCACTTCCGGACTGGAAGTTGAGGGAAAGAACAAGGATGCCAGTGTCACAAAGTACACATTTGCATCCAGACAGGACATTGGCGGTGATCTGACCACCATTCCGTATCACATTTATTTTCCAAAAACAGCATAAATATTCAGACACATAGCAACGGATCAGCTGCATTAAAGCAATAATTGTCTGAATATTAGAAAGGAATGAACCATGAAAGTAAAGGTGGTTGAATCCTTCCATGATATCCACGGCGGTGAACTTCATCGCCGTGGTTCATTTTTGGAAGTGACAGACGAACGATATCACGAAATCGTAAAGTCTGGTAATTATGTTGTCCCTGTTGATGACAAATCAAAAGACGAACAGAAGAAAGGATAAATTAACCAATGGCTGAATTCACAAGTTTTACTAATGACACGTTACCGGTAAGACCGGTGGCACCGGCACAGAATATGGCAACACCTGTAATTGAAAATGTTCAGACTGACACCATGCAGAGTACAGTCACACAGAATCCAGTTGCTCAGAATGCCGTTGGACAGGTTCCTGAACCGGTTCAGGAGACAAAGCCCTACACACTTAGAACACTGTGTGCTGATGATCTGTTCCCAATGGCAAGAATCATTTCCAAGATTGGGATTGATCGCTTCCGCGATGCCTTCAACCAGAACGACATTAAAGCCCTTATCAAGTCCCTGAACAAGCAGGAAGGGGCTGATGATAGCGACAACGCGCCGGTTTCGGATGACGTTGTGACTTCCGTTGGTATGTCGGTAGTGCTGTCTATGACACAGGTTGTACTTTCGCACATTTCTGATTGCCGAACGGATATCTACACATTCCTTGGTGGCGTATCCGGTATGAAGCCGGAAGCAATTGCAACGCTTCCAATTGAGGTTTTTGCTGAAATGGTTGTTGATGTCATTCAGAAGCCTGAATTTGAAAATTTTATCAAGGTTGTTTCAAAGTTGCTCAAATAACAGAACTGGAATTTGCAGACCTGATTTATCACAGGTATGCAAGCCCTACAACGCTGTTAAATGAGGTAATCGCCGCCGGGCAATTACCAGAATTCATTGATCTGGTAATCAAAAAGCGTGAAGAAGAAAGGGATTGGGAATATTACCTTCATCGAATTTTTGATAAATCATTCAACGATTTTGTGAATGAAATGGAGACAGAAACGCAAACCCGGCAGACGTTTGACGTTGAAACAACACTTCAGGATTCCATAAGTATGATGACAGACTTCAGCCCTGAAGAATGAGGGGTAAATAATGGAATTATTTAAGATATTCGGTACATTAGCCCTGATGGGTGCTGATAATGTCAACAAACAACTGGATGATGTAACCGGAAAGGCGAATAACACACAAGATAAATTTTCTTCCGCTTGTAAAAAGATAGGAACAGCCCTTGCGGGGGCATTCACGGCAGATAAGGTTATACAGTTTGGTAAAGATGTCGTCACAACGGCTGGACAGTCGGAAGCGTCATTTGCCAAGGTTACAACCCTTCTGGATACAAGTAAAGTCAATACAGATGCATATTATGCCAGTGTGAAGAAAGGGGCAAATGAAAGCCATATTTCTGTGTCCGATTTTTCAGAAGCACTATATCAGGCGTTGTCCGCTTCCGTGGATGCCGGACATGCTGTTGACTTTACAACAAAGGCCGTTGAACTATCCAAGGCCGGTTTTACATCAGCGGCAACCGCCGTGGATGTCATGACCACGGCAATCAACGCTTATGGGCTATCGGCGGATGACGCTGACCATATCAGTGATAACCTGATTACCACACAGAATTTAGGTAAAACAACAGTTGATGAACTTGCCGCCAGTATGGGTAAGGTCATTCCTACGGCTTCCGCCTATGGAGTGAACATTGACAACTTGTGTTCTTCCTATGCGATCATGACAAAATCCGGTATCGCAACGGCTGAATCCACCACATACCTGAAAGGTATGTTGAATGAGTTAGGCAAGGAAGGAAGCACAGTATCTGACACCCTGAAAGACAAGACCGGAAAGAGTTTCGCGGAATGCATGAATTCCGGTATGTCCCTTGGCGATGTTCTTCAGATTTTGTCCGATTCCGTAGATGGCGATACAACGGCATTTGCGAACCTATGGCAAAGTCAGGAAGCTGGAACTGGTGCGCTTGCGCTTGTGAATGCTGGTTCAAAAGAATTCAATTCTACGTTGAACCAGATGCAGAACAATGCCGGAACAACCGCTTCCGCCTATGAAAAAATTGAAGGCACGATGGAAGCCAAGACGGAAGCATTGAAAGCCAAGTTCAGCAATCTGAAATCTGAGCTTGGTGAAAAGCTGATTCCGGTCGTTGGCAAGGTCGTTGATGCACTTAGTAACAAGGTAATTCCGGCGATTGAAAAGGCCGGACAGTGGGTTGAAAAGCACAAAACCCTTGTTGAATCCCTTGTCGCCGGTGTACTTGCGGCGGTTGGGGCTTACACGGCATTCAAGACAGCCCTTGCCATTCAAAGTGCATTACAAGCGGCGCATACTGCACTACTTGCAGTCAAGGGTGCAGAAGAAGGAATGACCACGGCACAGTTGCTACTAAATGCGGCAATGAACGCCAACCCCGTTGGAATCGTTGTTGTGGCTATCGGTGCACTTGTTGCGGCGTTTACATACCTTTGGAATACGTCAGAAGGATTCCGTAATTTCTGGAAAGGATTATGGGACGGCCTGAAGAATATCGTATCAACGGCGGTTGAAGGAATCAAAGGATTCTTTGGTGGTGTTGCTGATAGGTTCAAAGCAATGGGCGATTCTATCAAGGAACACGGCGGCGGAATCAAGGGAACGTTTACAGCCCTTGGGGATCATCTCAAAGATTCCTTTAGCAAAGGATTTGAAGCAGCCAAGGGTTCAACAGACAACTTCTTTACGGATTTGCAAGTGTCATATGAGGAAGGCGGTGGCGGTCTTAGCGGCGTTGTTGAAGCCATTATGGATAAGCAGAATGACCTTATCCGTGGAGCATTTACAACAATCGGAAACCTGTTTGGTGTAAATCTGGACGGGATTGCTGATAAGATTATTTCCTTCCGGCAAAACGTCCGTGACAAGGTTGTTGACCTGATCTATAACATTCAGAATGCGGTTGTGGACTTCTTCAGCGGTATAGGTGAAAAGATAAGCGGGTTCTTCAACGATGTAATTACGGCAGTTGGGAATTTCTTTAGTCCTGTAATTGACGCGATCAGTACCGCATGGGAAACAATTAAGAATGTGGTTCAGGTCGGGATCATGTTCATCAAGGAATTGCTGTCGGCGGCAGTACAGATTTTACTGATCCCGTGGCAATTTATATGGCAGAATTTTGGTGATGAGATCACAGCGGCGTGGGAAACCATTAAGTCCATTGTATCAACCGCACTGAATGCCATCAAAACGACAATATCCACGGTCTGGAATGCGATCAAGGCGGTCATGGAACCGATTCTAAACGCCATAAAAACGGCAGTTGAAACGGCGTGGAATGCCATTAAGAGTGTAACCACAACTGTATTCAATGCGGTGAAATCGGTATCTGAAACAGTTTGGAATGGGATAAAATCAGTCATTACAACGGTTGCAGACGCTATTAAGTCGGTAATTACATCCGTGTGGAATGCCATTAAATCGGTTACAACCACGGTATGGAATGCAATTAAGTCCATCATGACAACCGTGGTGAATGGTATCAAGTCGGTTGTAACATCTGTATTCAATGCCGTTAAAAGCACGGTAACAAGTATCTGGAATGGCATTAAGTCCACTACTACATCCGTGTGGAATGCCGTAAAAACAGCCGTATCAACGCCGGTAAACGCGATTAGATCGACAGTCACCAGTGTTTTTAATTCGGTAAGGTCAACGGTTTCAAGCGTGTTCAACAGTATTCGGTCAACCGCTACATCTGTATGGAACGGCATTAAGTCAGCGATTACCAGACCTGTTGAAGCCGCGCGGGATGCGGTAGGAAATGCAATTCAGCGGATGCGGTCATTCTTCCACTTTTCGTGGTCGTTGCCGCACTTGGCACTTCCGCACCTGTCCATAAGCGGACACTTTTCTATCAATCCGCCGTCTGTGCCGCATTTCGGCATTAGCTGGTATAAGAAGGCTATGGAGCAACCGTATTTATTTACACAGCCAACCATATTTGGCATGAATCCGGCAACCGGACAGGCAAAGGGTGCCGGTGAAGCCGGTGATGAAATGATGTACGGCAAAACCAACTTGATGAATGATATCAGAACAGCGGTAGCGGCTGAAAACAATGATGTAGTTCAAAAGGTAAATGAAATGTTCAACAGGCTATTGAACATCCTTGAACAGTATTTCCCGGAATTTGCAAACCTGAAAATGGTGCTTGATTCTGGTGCCCTTGTTGGAGAACTTGCCCCGGCGATGGATGAAGAAATTGGAGACATTATCAGAAAAAAGGAAAGGGGTGCTAATTGGTGATTGGTATAAAATTTGGAATCAAACATTCGTACCGTGATTTTGGTATGTACCTGACCAAAAAAGAAATATCCCTTCCAAAGGCAAAAACAGAAAAGGTCAGTGTCACCGGAAGGGATGGTGACATTGATCTGACTGAAGCTCTCGGTGATAACGTCCGGTTTGAAAACCGGACGTTAAAATTTACATTCACAACCGTGGATTACAAGAAATGGGCACAGTCATTATCAGCCGTGGCAAATTATTTACACGGGCAAAAAATGCAAATCATCATGGACGCAGACCCGCAATATTACTATTACGGTCGGTGTTCCATTAATGAATTTGAAACCAATAAGGCAACCGGAAAGATTGTCATTGAATGTGACGTTGAACCATACAAAATTGAAGTAAATGGCCCATATGAACCTTGGCAATGGGATCCATTTAGTTTTGTTGATGGTGTAATCCGTGATTCGGAAATCACGGTTGCCACATCTGCAACGGTAAATCTGATTAACAAACGAAAAATCGTATCCCCCACCTTTATTTGTTCCAAGGCAATGAGCGTCACGTTTGAGGGAACTACGTACAATCTGACAAGCGGGGAAAACAAGGTTCTGGATATCCGGCTTCAGGAAGGTGATAATCCGGTTGTGTTCAAATGTTCAGGAACAGGGACGGTAAAGATCAGGTATAAAGGGGGTTCATTGTAATGTATAGGGTAACTTGTGACAATGTGACTCTTTACGATACACGTGATGAAGATTTGGTTCTTATTGATCCAAAAGTTACGTTGGAATTAAATAGTCCGGGTTCGTTCACGTGCAAGATTCCGCCCACACACCCATACTACAACGTCCCACAAAAGATGTTGTCCCGTGTGACAGTTTATCAAGACAGCGAAATCCTGTTCAAAGGCCGTATCACAAAAGATGATGCAGACTATTACAACAGGAAAGAATTGTACTGTGAAGGTGAATTGGCGTTCCTGAACGACACGGTTCAGCGCCCGGCAGAATACCACGATCTGACCCCAAGGGAATATTTTGCAAAAATCGTGGAAATTCACAACAGCCAGGTGGAAGCCGATAAACAGTTTGAAGTTGGCATGGTAACTGTGACCAATTCTACAGATAACGTTTACCGGTATACCAACTGGGAAAGTTCCCTGAAAACAATCAAGGAAGATTTGATTGATGATATGGGCGGATATATCCGTGTCAGGAATGCAGACGGTCACAGATATCTGGATTATGTCAAAGATTACGGAGTTATCAATCAGCAAGTCATTGAATTCGGTGAGAATCTTCTGGATTTCACCCGTGGAATAGACATGACAGATATTGCAACAGTTGTTGTTCCGCTGGGGAACCGTCTGGAAGAATCATCAATCCCGGCACTAGAAGAACGGCTGACGATTAAATCTGTCAACGGTGGGAAAGACTATATTGTAAATCAGGATGCAGTGAAGAAATACGGATGGATTGTAAAAGTGGTCACGTGGGATGATGTGACCACACCTGAACGCCTGAAATCGCATGGTGAAAAATGGTTAACGGATGAACAGTTTGAGAACATGACGATTGAAGCCAAGGCCGTTGATCTTCACTATGTGGATGATACAAAACAGGCTATCAGGTTGGGTGATCAGGTGCGTATTGTGTCAGAACCGCATGGACTGGATAAATATTTCCCGCTAACAAAAATGACTATATCGCTGAATCAGCTATCACAGAATACACTGACATTCAATGGAACTGTGAAGACCAGCGTTTCCACCAAAACAAACGCCATTTCCCAAAGCTTAAAAACACAGATTGAGGAACTACCAACAAAAAATGCCGTTGTTGCTGATGCAATTAAACAGGCAACTGCCCTAATAACCGCCGCAACACATGGGTATGTAACCATTGCAGATGATGCGAGTGAACTATTTATTTGCAATGATCCAGACTATACCAAGGCAACCAAAGTGTGGCGCTGGAATCTGAATGGCCTTGGCTACAGTTCAACAGGGTACAAAGGGAATTATGAAACTGCAATTACCATGGATGGACAGATTCTTGGTGATCGCATCGTTGGGAATTCTGTAGATGCATCAAAACTGACCGTTGATTACAAAACATCTGTTACCAAGGAAATTGCAAGCAAGGCGCAGGAAGCACAACGGAATTCTGAAGAATATGCCGACAATCAACTGAAAAACTACTATACCAAGGCAGAGGTTCAGACAAGTATCCAGAACACTAAAGATTCTATTTTACTTTCAGCAAAGGAAACTGCCACACAGTATGTTGATAACAGACTTGAAAATTATTCAACATCTGCACAGATTAAAGTCAAAACAGATTCAATTGAATCAGAAGTTAATAAAAAATTGAATAGTTCTGAGTTGTCAACTAAGATTCAGCAAAATTCCTATGCGGTAAAAATCGCATGGAATAACATCAGTAAATATATTCAGTTTGAATCAGGTGAATTAAGGATTTATGACAGTGCAGTATTTTCATCACAGAAGTTGGTTTCAAAATTCAATTACAATGGTTGTCATTTTTATAGAAATGATTACTATGTTGGGAAAATTGGTACTAATGAATTACAAAGTGATTCATCTAAAAAAGGTTTAAATTTTGACCTTGAAAGTAATGGTGCGTATATGACATGGGCATCTAAAGATTCATACTCAGCTTCAATTTATACAATGAAATGGACTTATGTTCAGAGGAATAAAGGTTGGGGCAATTACACATCAGGTGAACTTCATGCAGGATGTAATATTGACATGCATGGATGGACATTGAAAAATCCTTCATTTGAAGGTGGTGGAATCAATGGAACACTGAATTTTGTACAAATATTGAGTATGAAAAGTGATGGAACAATTGCATCATGGTCAAATGGTTGTAAGATGCAGTTTAAAAATGGAATCCTGATTTCAGGAACATGGAATGGATAAGGAAGGTGTTTAAATGGCAATTTATAGAACAATACCTGATGCAGAAAAAACAGAAAAAGAGAATCAACAATCAGAAATCATTTGCGCAAAGAAACAAAAAACATATACACAGGAAGAAGTTCTTGCAATGCTTGAACAAGTTCAGAAAGGGAAAATTGAAAAATGATGGGTGCAATCTTTGAAGAAGAAAAACCAAAACCATTGACATTAGAATTAGAAACTGCAAAAGCTATGGTCTTGACAGCAGTAAATAAAGCGAAACAGGAATGTGGGATTCCAAACTTTATCATGGAAGGTGTGATTGCTGACATTCATTCACAAATCACATCACAAGCTAAAGTTGAAATGATGAGTGACTTTAACTTATATCTTGATGAATTAAAGAAAGAAAAAGAACAGGATAAAGAAAAGGAAGGTGCTGAATAATGGCTAATATAAAGCAGTACACAGACCAGATTGCAAATGCCGTATATGGTGAAGAAGTCAGGGGTTCAATCATCAACGCGCTGAACAAGGTCAATGATGATAACAATTCCTACGCACAGATTAAGTCCGATGTGGTAGCCGCAAAGGACGATGTATCAACACAGGTTGCCGCATTTGATCAAAAAGTTGCCAATGCACAGAGTGCAACCACGGCACTGACCAATGCCACGAATACGGCAAACGCGACAAAGAAAAACCTTGATGCGTCAGTGTCAGCGGCGAATACGGCAAAAACAAATGTGGATTCTTCCACATCAGCCGCCAATACAGCAAAGTCCAATGTTGATGCCGCTGTCAGTACGGCAAATCAGACAATTACGAACTCGAACACGGCGAAAAGCAATCTGGATGCCAGTATCAAAAACGCATCAACAGCACAGTCCAATCTTCAGGGTGTAATCAACACAGCAAACGCCACGAATACAACCCTGAAGGATACGACAGCCACAGCTTCCACAGTCAACAGCAATCTGAATGGAACTATTTCTGCCGCCAGCACAGCGAAGACCAATCTTCAGGGAACAATCAATAATTCTGATACGGCGAGATCAAGCCTGTCAGGCGTGATTGCACAGTCAACAGATTCACAGAAAAATCTGAATTCCGCTGTAAGTGTAGCAAACGATGCCCTACAGTCATTATCATCGGAAAATGCGTCAGCGAAATCTAACGTTGAAGAATTGCGCGGTGAGAATTTCAATAGCCAGGAAATCTTATCTGGTGTTGCAGACTTACGGGCATATCTTGGGTTGTATGATTCTGATGTGGTTGGGGTTCAGGTCGATTATAAAAACAAAACTTATAAACGCCTTGGCGCGGCAAGCGGATTGAATGGCGGTTCTGATTTTGACCAGTTCCCCATGTTTGGCGGTCGTAAGCGGTGCAACGTGGCAAATGATGGAACAATCAATGCATGGTACGGCGACAGCGCGTATAAAGAAGACGGTTCCAATGGTCAGGTAATGGTCTATCAGCCAGCGTTTTGGTATCTGGTCGCACCCGTTGAATATGAAAAACAGGCAACCGGCGTTGGCTATCATCTCAGAAAAGCCAATTACTATGTGTCTGGTAAAGCACGTGCTGGATTCAGGTTACATCCGGCCTTCTTTGATGCAAGTGGGAATGAGGTTGATCACATTTTCTTCAGCGCATTCCGTGGTTCCATCTATGATACATCTGCAAAATCCTACATCAAAGACGATGCACAGGTTTGTGATGCAGGTACAGACCTGTTTTGTTCCATTGCGGGTGTAAAACCGGCATCAGGATATAACCAGAATTTGACAAGAACATCTATTGAGCAGATGGCGCAGAACAGGGGCGCAGGGTGGCACGGTGATACCATCAAGGCAACATCTGCCAACCAGCTTCTCATGCTGATCGAATATGCCGGAAATCTTCAGACAGCCATTGAACTTGGGGTTGTCAATATTCCATGGACTGGGCTAGCCGGTGACGATACATCTTCATACGCAGTAAATACCGGCGGAACATCCGCCCTTGGAAATGCAACCGGACATGCCGATAGTTCCACGCAACAGATCAGCGGGCAGACCCTTACCAATACCACGAATGGCAATCGGTCAATATCTTATCGTGGCATGGAAGACCCGTGGGGAAATATGTGGGATTATGTTTATGGCCTGAATTTTTACTACGAATCTGGAAAGCCGTTTTTGGGCTATGTTTGCAAGGATTTTAATTTCGCTGAATCAAAGCAAACGGACAACTATGAAAGCATTGGTTTCACGCTTCCTTCAGAAAATGGCTACATCTCAGCCATGGGATATTCCACAAAGTTTGATTGGTTGTTCTTACCTTCTGAAGTCAAGGGAGACAGCGCCCTTCCCATTGGTGATTACTACTATCAGAACAATACGTGGAACGGCTACAGAATTGCCCTGTTGGGCGGTGGTTGGGCCTATGGCGTTTATGCCGGCGGGTTCTGTTGGGATGTGAGTAATGGTGTCGGCAATCGTTATCGGAGTATCGGCAGTCGGCTCGTGTATGTCCCAACAGCGAAAGCATAACTAAAAAATATAGGTTAGACACAGGTGATTGCACGAAAAATTCAATTAATTGCCCTATTAGGCAGTAATTGGAACAATGGCGTTAATGCCAGCAGGTTCTATTGGAATGTGAATAATGGTGTCAGCAATCGGAATCGGAATATCAGCAGTCAGCTCGAATATGCGCGGTGAATTCAGCCAGCCCACGGGTTTATAGCCCAAGGGTTGGCTGTTTCATATAAATCAAATGTGTGAGTGTCTAACCTTGCCACTTGGCAAAACATCTAAATTCTGTCAGTGCTGGGTCGTTTTGACAGATGCCTGTTTACGGAATGTGAATAGGTAAGACCCGGATTGTATTAGTAGGTTTAAAATCGAACGTTCAGTTGCACGCATACAAAAACAATGGAAGCATAAGGAATGAAGCGACACGGTAACTTGTTTGAAAAAGTTTGCAGTATTGAAAATTTACGGCAAGCGCATAAAAACGCAAAGAAAGGAAAAGGATGGTACAAGGAAGTTAAGGAAATTGAAAAAGACCCTGATAAATATCTGTATGAACTTCAAACCATGCTGAAAAATCACACCTTTCGCACATCACCATATGAAGTGTTTTACAAGCAGGAAGGTAAGAAACAACGAAAGATTTATAAATTGCCATATTATCCAGACAGAATTGCACAATGGGCTATTCTTCAGGTGATTGAACCGTATATCATCAAGAATTTAATTGCTGATACGTACAGCGCCATTCCGAAACGTGGGATTCACATGGGACTGAAAAAAGGTTCAACATGCCATGAAATATCACCCGGATGAATGCCAATATTGCCTGAAGATAGATGCCAGGCACTATTACCAAAATATCAATCACGGAATTATGAAAGAAAAGTTCCGGAGGTTGTTCAAGGATAAAGATGTTCTGGAATTGCTGGATGAAATCATTGATTCCATCAACACAATTGATGAAGAAGATGTTGCTGAAATTCAGCTTGCCGGTGAAGATTATGACCCGGAAACCGGCATTCCGATTGGCAATTATCTTTCACAGTATTGCGGAAATTATTACTTTTCCGCATTCGATCACTGGATCAAGGAACAAAAGCATGTGAAGTTCTACTTCCGATACATGGATGACATTGTGATTTTTGGAAGCACAAAAGAAGAACTTCACAAGTTGCTGGAAGAGATCAACAGTTACTTTCACGATTGCATGAAGCTTAGAATTAAACAGAATTATCAGATATTTCCATCTTACATCCGTGGCGTTGATTTTCTTGGATATCGTGTGTTTGGTGATTACACCCTGTTGCGGAAAACCACTTGCACGGCGATGAAACGGAAGCTGACAAGAATTAGAAAGAAGTGTGATCAAGGCAACATGATGAATCATTCAGAGTGGTGTTCTATCAATTCTTACCGTGGATGGACAGATTATTGTGACAGTTTCCGATTGTGCCTGAAATACTATGAACCAGTCAAACCTTATGCAACCAATTATTATGAAACAGTAGTAAAAGCAAAAGAAAGGAAAGCAGCATGAGAGATTTAGGAATTGTGCAAAGCACAGAAAGACCGTCTGATGTTGATATCAGGGAAACCAAGGTTTTTGTGGCGTCTGATGTCAAAGAAGTACATGAGAAAAAGACTGACGAACAGCCCGGTTTTGATGGGTATTCCTACAACCTGAAAGAGTACGACAAAGACGAATATATTAAGTCTATTCAGGCAAAGAATGCAGAGTTGGAAGATGAAACCACGCAGGTTCAGGTGGCGCTTACAGAAGTTTATGAAATGATTGGGGGCTGATGATCATGGCTGAAGTTTATGCAAGCTTAATTATTAAGGGTATCAAGCAGATTGAACAGGTTCCTGAAAAAATCCGTGATGAAGTGAAACAAATTCTGGTTGATCGTGGATATAAGGAATTAACTGAACAGGGGTGATTCCCATGATTGGGTTCATCATACATATTAAATATCAATATAGAAAGGTGGTGGAAACTATGGCTGTAATTTATGCGACTCTGATTGTCAAAGGTATCAAGACAATCAATGATGTTCCGGCAAGAATCAGGGATAAAGTGAAGCAGGTTCTGATTGATCTTGACCTTCCTGAACTTGCTGAAGATGCCACAGACAAAGCCTAAATCATTTAGGCGAACAACTAACCACATGACACAAGAAAGCCGCCATATGACCGTTACATGAGGTCAGGCGGCTATTTTTGTGCCACCAGCAGAAAGGATGTTGAAGTGATTGATCCATCGTTTTGGGTAGCGCTTGCGGCGCTGATTGTTTCTATTGTTTTTGGGATCATCACAGCCACACGAAACGGAAGCGTTGATGTGAAGGCTGAAATTGATGAAGCCAAAAAAGAAGCCGCTTCAAGTGCAAAAATTGAAACAGCATTGAATTCTATTCAGTCGGACACACGTGACATTAAAGCAGATCAGAAAGGGGTTCGCGATGACCTAAATACCATGAACCAAAGGCTTGTCAAAGTCGAAGAAAGTCTTAAATCCGCATGGATGCGAATTGATGAAATCAAAGGGGGCGATAAAAATGATTAACTGGAAGGTCAGAATCAAAAATGTGCATTTTTGGGAGACATTTATCCCGGCACTGGTCATTGCCATTCAGATGATTGCGGCAGTATTCGGGTATCAGATTGATTTATCTGAACTGTCAGGGAAAATTGTGGCTGCCGTGGATGCAGTGTTTGCCGTGCTTGCCATCATGGGCGTTGTGAATGATCCCACGACAAAGGGATTGTCAGATTCTACACAGGCACTTACGTATACCGAACCGAAGAAATAACATAAACACCGGTGGGATCATAAAAACGTGATCCCGCCATTTTTTTGAAAGTAAGGTGACAAAAAATGACACATCAGGAATTTATTGAAGCCGTGGCAAAAGGTGTGAAAAAATATGCCCCAGCATACGGAATTGAGGTTCATTCACCCATCATTGCACAGGCTATTCTTGAATCCGGATGGGGCGAAAGCAAACTTGCCGCGACTTATCACAATTACTTTGGTTTGAAGTGCGGAACAAAGTGGAAAGGCAAATCTGTCAATCTGAATACCATGGAAGAATACACACCGGGAACGCTGACAAAAATCAGTGATAACTTCCGTGCATTTGATTCCATGGATGAAGGGATTAAAGGCTACTTTGAATTTATCCAGCTTGCCAGATATCAGAACTTAAAAGGGATCACAGACCCACGGAAATATCTTGAAATCATTGAGGCGGATGGATATGCAACTAGTAGCACATATGTAGAAAACAACATGCGGATTGTCAATCAGTACAATCTGACACAGTTCGATAATAAGGGGGTATCTGAAATGAGTTATTCGCGTTCGGAAGTCGTGAATCTTGTTAATTCGTGGGTTGGGAAAAATGAAGCTGATGGTTCCTATAAATCCATCATTGATCTGTACAACAGTAAGCCACCGTTCCCACGTAATACTAAAATGGAATATGGGTGGGCGTGGTGTGCATGCACGTGGTCAGCAATCGCAAAGGCGCTTGGATATACAGCAATCATGCCGGTTGAAATCAGTTGCTATTACCTGATCGAAGAAGCAAAGAAGATGGAATATTGGCAGGAATCGGATGGTTATGTTCCCAATATTGGCGATGCCGTTCTGTATGACTGGGACGACACGGGCGCAGGTGACAATACTGGTAATCCGGATCACGTTGGAACCGTTACCTATGTGAATAAGGATGCTGGTTATTTTGTAGTTACGGAAGGTAACGCAAGCAACATGGTCAAAAAGCGTACAGTTTCCATCAATGGGCGTTTCATTCGTGGATTCATCACACCACACTATGACAGCACCGGAACTGTCACAGAACCGGTACAGGGTGGTGGAAAGTCCGTTGACACGGTGGCGCATGAAGTCATTGCCGGTCAGTGGGGGAACGGATCAGCAAGGACAGCCAACCTGAGAGCAAAAGGGTATGACCCTGTTGCAGTACAGCACCGGGTAAATGAAATCCTGAATGGTTCCGCCGCAAAGCCGGAAGCGGTTACACCGAATCAGCCCACAGCAAATAAGGTGACAGCCACGGCCTATGCGTCAAAGTTTGATAAGTCTCTTGCCGGTACATATAAGACAAGCGCAAATCTGTACATCCGCAATGATGCCGGAACCAACAAGAAAGCCCTTGCCGTTATCCCGGCAGGAACACGGTGTAATTGCTATGGGTATTACACCCCGTTTAATGGTACAAACTGGTTACTGATTCAGGTGGATATTAACGGAACACAGTACACCGGATTTTCTTCAGCTCGGTATCTTGTCCGGTAA